AATATTCTGAAATTAAAGAACTGTTATCGGAAGAAGCTGATAAGGCTAAAAAATAATGGCAGATGAAACTATCAGAATTACCGTTGATTCTTCGGGGGCTGAAGCCGGAACGAAAAGGGTTAACCGCAGTTTAAAGACCCTGCAAAAAGAATCAAAAGAATCTTCAAGGGATGTAGATCGGTTAAGAAAATCGTTTCAACGTTCGGGCAAACAGGCTAAAACGTTTGGAACAGATATAAAATCTTCTGCAACTAGTTTAGCTTCGTTCGGAAGAACCATCTTAGGCCCGTTAGGAATCGTTGTAGGGTTAGCGTCTATTGCTAGGGCTTTCGGAAGTGTAATCGAAACGGGGCAGAAGTTTGAAAAAGCTGTAGCCGAATTATCCGCAATTACAGGGGCTTCAGGGACAGAACTAAAAGCCCTTTCAGATGAAGCTAGGAATCTAGGAAAGACTACAACCCAATCCGCTATTCAGGTTGCAACAGGTTTTAAACTGATTGCTTCCGCTAAACCTGAATTACTAGAAAATCAGGAAGCGTTAATAGGGGTAACTAAAGAAGCCATTACATTAGCGGAAGCAAGCGGGTTAACCCTTCCTGAAGCCGTTAAAGCCCTAACAGGTTCATTAAATCAATTCAATGCCCCCGCAGAAGAAGCCGGAAGGTTTATCAATGTATTAGCTGCGGGTTCTAAATTAGGGGCTGTTGAGATTCCGCAGTTAACGGAAGCCTTGAAGGTTTCGGGAACGGTTGCATCTTCGGCGGGTCTATCCTTTGAACAAACCATTGCAGCCTTGGAAGTGTTAGGGGAAGCGGAACTAAAAGGGGCTGAAGGGGGAACAGCCTTTAGAAATATTATCTTAGGGTTGACGAAACAAAACCTTCCCGAACTAGAGGTTAGAGCGTTCGGGGTTGCAGGGGCTTTAGAAAATTTAAATCTTCATGTTCTAAAAGGGTTAACCCCACTAGAACGGGATAACAAACTTTTAAAAATCTTCGGGCGTGAAAGTTTGGCAGCAGCCCAAGCGTTATTAGTTAGGACAGAACGGCAAAGACAATTAACGGATGCCGTAACGGGAACGACTACAGCCCAAGAACAAGCGTTAATTGCAACCGATACTTTAGAAGATGATTTGTTGCGGTTGGATAATGCGTTTGAAGGATTGCAGTTAGCATTATCGGATGGGGTTATTCCTTCTACCCGTGGGGCTACTCGACTTCTTACCGATTATTTAAATGTAATGTCCGATGGGCTGGATGATATTAACGCTTTTGCAACTGCTTTAGGGGAAGACTTGGGCGGGGCTTTTAGAACAAACGAAGGAATTTTAAAAAGTCTAACAGAGGCTACCGCGAAAGAAGTTGGGGAACAGATAAAGATACAGGAAAAATTTATAGAAAACCAAAAGAAATTTGGTAAGGCGAGTTTATTGCCGTTTTCGTTTGGCATTCTGGAAGCGTTAGATAAAGGAACGCTTCGGGATGCAGAATTGCAATTAGCCAATTTAAAAACATTACAGGATGAATTAAACGGCATCAAGGTTGATACTAAAGACACAAACGCAGATGGAACCCCTACAGGTACAGGCGGGGAATCAGATGCAGACAAACGCAAACGGGAACGGGCAGAACGGAACGCAGCTTTAAAGACGAAACAAGAACTTGAAAAAGAAGGTAGGGAACAAGAAAAGTTAGGTTCTCAAATTGTTCGGGATGCAACGAAAGATATTAAGAACCAGGCAAACGCCTTGCGGGATATACAAGACCAATTAAACCCAACCAATGCAGCAACTAGGGAATATTTTGAAGACCTGCAAGTTTTAAATAGAGCGTTACAGGAAGGAACGATAGACACTAAAGAATGGGAAAACGCTAATAAACAATTATCCGAAGAATTTGAAGAACAAAAGAAAGAACTGTTAGGGCTGAATGATGTAACAGAAAAAAGGAACGAAATTTTAGAACGTCAAGCAGACTTGTTAGATACTGTAAAAAATCGAACAGAAAATTTTATAGAAGTTGAATCGGATTTGCAGGCGTTATTAAAAAGCGAACAGATTACCCTTGATGAATTCGGGGTAGCTATGGACGATCTTCGGGGAAGGCAGCTTGCAGCATCAACCGATTTAGCCGATGGATTTGAACGGGGGTTTAGAAGTGCCGAAGAATCCTTTAACGATTTTGCTTCTACTTCAGAAAAGATAACGGTTGAAGTATTCGGAGGGATGCAAGACGGTTTAGCAAATTTTGCTAAAACAGGGAAAGCCGATTTCAATTCATTGAAGAATACTATTATAGATGGGTTGGTTGAATTAGGAAGCCAAGCAGCCCTTTCCGAATTGTTTAGTTCTGCGGGGGAAGATGGAAAAGGGGGTGGGTTATTTACTCAACTTCTAGGGGCTGGGGTTAAAGCCTTCACGGGAACTGATACCCCTTCCATGGGCGATGGGGGAATTCAGAATACCAGAACCCTAGCAGAAATAGCCGAGAAAGGCCCTGAAGCCGTTATTCCGTTGAAGGGGGGTAGTGTTCCCGTAAAGATTACAGATACAGCCAAGCCCACGTTAAACATTCAAAACAAGTTCATTATTACTACCCCCGATCCTGGTTCCTTTGGCCGAAGCCAATCCCAAATAGAATTAATGCTTGGGCAGACGATCCAACGGGCGGTTGCTAGGAATGGCTAACAGCCAAATCCAAATAGTTGTTGCCCGACAACTAGACCCCATTCTAGGGAAAATCATTCTTCATGTGGTTCCAGTAAATTCTAGACTTCATTGGCTAGAAGATGGGGTTTGTTGGTGTTCGCCTTCCGTAGAGTATCGGGAAATAGAAGAAATTGGGGAACCCTGTACGTTGTATAACCATCGAACATACAAGCCGAATTGGGGGTAGGTTATGGCATTTGATGAAGTTCAATTTCCAGTATTAATAAGCTACGGTTCAAGGGGTGGGCCTAGGTTCCTTACAGATGTTGCGGGGGAAGGGAACGGGCATGAATCCAGGGTTTCTATCTGGGGGGATTCCTCCCCTACCTATAATGCCCGTTGGGGTATTAAAACAATGATTCAACTTCTAGAAGTGATAACGTTTTTTTATGCCCGAATGGGAAAGAACATAGGGTTTAGGTACAAAGATTTTTTAGATTTTGCTGTTGCCGATCATGAACTAATTATAGATGGATCAAACGAAATTCAGTTAATCCGTAATTATGTTTCGGGACCAACAACCCATAGGCGTACCATTAGAAAGCCAATTGCAGGCGTAACGCTTCGCCGGAATGCTGCCCCTTTTTCATCCTTCACCATAGATCTAACAACAGGAATTTTAACCCTTACCCCAGATGCTACGAATTCAATTGCAAGTACCTCCCCATTTTCCATTAACGATGTTTCCCAGGCAGATCCAGCCGTAGTAGAAACAAGCCTAGCCAATCCTTTTATTGATAACGACGTTATAAAAATTGCAAGCGTGGGGGGAATGGTTGAATTGGTAGATGGGGAATATGCAATTAACCAATTAACAACCACAACGTTTGAATTGATAGGGGTAGATTCAACAGGCTTTACCGCTTTTAGTTCAGGGGGAACCGCTAGGTTACACGGGGTTTCTAAAAGTAGCGTTGCCCGTGTTTATTCTGTTGGTCATGGCTATTCAACTTCAGAAATTATTTTTATAGATAACATTGTAGGCATGGTAGAAATGAACGGGCTGTTCGCAGACATTACGGTAATTGATGCGGATCGGTTTACTATGCCCATAGATAGTTTATTGTTTACGGAATATCAATCGGCGGGGGATGCAGAAATGCACCTTCAACCAGGGATAGACGTTATGGATTGGTCTGGGGAATTTGATGTTCCCGTTAGATTCGATACCGATTCACTTCAAGCTAGTTTAGATGCGTTCGATATTGGAAACATTCCCGATATTCCTTTAATTGGATTATTCAACGACTAATGAAAAATATTTCCGCAGGGCTATTAACAGATTTAAATTCTTCTTCAATAACATTGGTAACGTGTTTAAAAATCACGGCAACCGATGGAACCGTTTTAGGATTTACAAACTATACAAGACCTGTCCCATTTGAAGGCGTGTTGTATTCCGCAGCCGTGGGCCAAACCCCAACGGCTGTTCAATCAACTAGTTCTTTATCAGTGGATAATCTAGACATTGAAACCATTCGGAACATCGACAAAATAACGGGGCCTGATTTGCTGCGGGGTAAATGGGATTTTGCAGATGTTCGGTTGTTCATTTTGAATCCGAACAACCTTGTTAATGGGTCTTTAAAATTACGGCGTGGGCGGGTTGGGCAGGTTTCATTATCCAGGCAAAAATTAACGGCTGAAATTCGGGGAATGATGGACGCATTGACTAGACAAATTTTAGAAATATATTCCCCAGGGTGTAGGGTTGATTTAGGTTCTACCCGTTGTCAAGTCAAACTAGATCCCCCAGCCTGGGTAGCTTCTACCGTTTATATTACACAAAATATTTTTGATGCGAACGAAGGCGATACAGTAAAACCCATAACCCCTAACGGGCGATATTTTCGGGTAACAGTTTCGGGAACGTCTGGGGGTTCCGAACCGTCTTGGAATACATCATTGGGCGGGTTAACTGTTGATGGTGGGGTAACGTGGGAAACGTTGGAATCATTAACCGAATCGGGAACTGTTCTTTCTTTGGTATCGGGAAAACGGCGGTTTACTACTACGTTATTAAAACTAAATGATTTTTACACGGGCGGTCTTTTAACTTGGACTTCAGGATTAAATAATGGGGCTTCAATGGAATTAAAAGATTATCAAAATATCAATGGAGATGTTTCTTTAGTTTTACCGATGTGGTTTGCAATTACTGTAGGGGATGCGTTTTCCATCCATGCGGGATGTTTCAAACGTATCATTGAAGATTGTAAAACTAAATTTGGCAACAGCCATAATTTTCAAGGGGAACCCTACGTTCAACAAAATTTTGAAATTTCCCCAGCTAGGGTGAGTCAAAATGCAGGCGGTAAATAAACCAACTTGGACTGAAGAAGAAGTTTGGAAAATCATTACGATTGCTAGGGAATGGATTGACGTTCCTTGGGTCCATCAAGGGCGTTCAAGAAACGGCGTGGATTGTATCGGGTTGTTCTACTGCGTATCTTTGGAATTAGGAAGGCCGATTAAAATGCCTTCTAATTATACCCATGAACCAGATCCTAAAGTTTTGATGGCAGCTATGGAAGAACTTTTTGATAGGGTTACAAAAAAAGAAATGGCTATAGGGGATTTTGTGTTAATGCGGTTTGAGGATCGGCATAACAATGTTTCAAATCGTCATGTAGCATTAGTAACAAATTTAGGAATCATTCATTCCGCAGCCCTTTATAGAAAAGTAACCGAACATGGGTTAGATGAAGAATTTAGAAATAGAATTGAAATGGTTTACAGAATGCGTAGGGTTGCTGAATGAGCGCAACACAAGCAAGGGTTGGGCTAATTGTCGGGGCAACTTTAGTAGGGGCTTTCTTTGGTGCGCCTGGGTTGGGGTTTGCATTAGGAACGGTTGCGGGTGGTCTGCTATTTCCTGGGCCTGATCCCCCCGCAGCATTAGGCCCACAACTAGGGGATTTACAAGTTCAAGTTTCGGCATATGGGAATGCCGTTCCATGGATCTTCGGAACGGAACGGATTGCGGGTAACGTAACTTGGAACAGTACCATTCGGGAAATTGCCCATGCCGAAACCCAAAGCGGGGGAGGAAAAGGCGGTGCGCCTAAACAGGAAAGTATAACGTTTACTTATGAAGTTGATTTGTATATCGAACTTTGTAAAGGTCCGATTGATGGCCTGGGCCGTATGTGGGCCGATGATAAACTGTTTTACGATTTTTCAAATCCTCCCCATGCTAGGGGAGTTAATACTAGACTTTATTTCGGAACGACAACGCAAAAACCCGATCCCACTATTGAAGCTGATAAAGGCGTAGGAAACGTTTCAGCTAATCGGGGTAAAGCGGGTATCCTGTTCCGTTCATTAGATCTAACCCCGTTCGGGAACCGTGTTCCAACATTCCATTTTGAAGTTCATGCTAATGGTAATCCTAATTTACCTGTTAGTTTAGTTGAAGATGTTCCCCAGGGCGGGGGGCTAGGAAGAATAGCTATTGACCCTGATACGGGGTTAATTTGGTCAACCAGAACAGGCAACGATAAAATTTATGTTTGGCGTTGTAATAATGGATTGGAAAAAGTTTGCGAAATAGATGTTTTGCTTCCTGATTTTATTTCCTATCAACCGCAATTCCTGGGGGTTAACGTAGATTTTTTAGGAACAGTAACCCAACAACTTATTCCCCCTAAAATGTGGGTAGGGCAATCTTTCCCCGATGGAATAGATGAAGTTGGAATAAAAAGTTACGCTACAGATGGATCATGTAGGCTGTATGATGATTTTATAAACCCCTATAACGATTCGTTCTTTTGTTGGCCTGGGGCTGTTCTGGTAGACCTTCAAAGCATAGATCGAACGGGGCCTAACATGGATGGGCCAACCCTTCTTTCTGCATTAACTAACGGGGCTTGTTCTTGGGCGGGGGCCTTTAGCCTTAACCCGTTAGCTAGCGGATTAGTTCCTGTAAATTTTTCAGTAAATAATGTTTGGCTAGCTGCGGGAATTGAACACGTTGCCGATTGGATTTCTGCGGGGGATGTTACGGCGGGGGTTGATTGGGATGGTAGGGTTTTCATTTTAGCAAGTGGAATAAATGCTAGTCATGTTGTTTTAGGGGCTGCAAGTTTTGCCAATCGGAATAACTCTATTACCTATGATCCTGAAGAAGAAAGAATTTATACCAAAATTTTTGTGTTTTCTGCGGGGCCTGTAAAAATTGCGAAGTGGGATAAATCGTTAAATAAGATTTGGGAATTCGATGCCGATGTTGCAGGGGATGATTTTCTTGACCCTGTTCGGATTCGTTACCATCAAGGCGTTGGGGATGTTTGGATAGTCGGAAGAAAATCAGGGGATGCAACTAATACTTGGGCAAGACGAATAGACAAAGAAGCGGGAAAATATCAAGACGAAGAATTTTCATTTGCATTTAGCGGGTTTCTAGATGATTTCCAACCGTTTGCAGGTGCGCCTTTTGCCATTGGAACAAAATTTTCATTCCCAGGCGGGGTAGTAAAATTTCCGTTAGGCCCTGGGGCTGTTGCCGATCCTCCAACCTTAGCATTTGTTGTTCAATCAATAGTAGAAGAATCCGAAATTCTAACGGCTGCGGATATTGACGTTACTAGCTTAGTTCCTTTTGTGGTTCGGGGATTTGCGTTAGCCCAACGGCAACCCGTTCGGAATGCGTTGCAGCCGTTAATGTTGGCTTACTTTTTTGATGCCGTTGAATCCGATGATAAAATTAAATTCGTTCGGCGGGGGAACAATCCCGTTGTTGTTATTCCCCCCGAACATATGAACGCAAGGCGGGACCATGAAACAAACCCAGGGAACGTAGTTCAAGAACGTCGAACCCAGGAAATAGAACTTCCAAACAGTTTGGATATCCGCTATATCAGTTTGGATACTGAATATAAAATAGGGGTAGTAAGTTCTAGAAGATTGATTGGGGATTCACAACAGCAACGAACCCAAGACGTTCCTATTGTTTTAACATCTACTGAAGCCAAACTAATCAACGATGTGTTGATTCATAATATTTGGTTTGAACGAAATAACAAAACGCTTCAATTAGCCAAGCGTTATATGCACATAGAACCAACGGACGTTGTAACGATTACAACCCCAGATCAAGGAACTATTGATGTTCGATTGTCTAGCGTGGGTTTAAGTATTCCCAACCTGTTAGAATGGGAAGTTAAAGAAGAAGACATTTCCATTTATACAGATTTTGTATCCCCTGGGGCCTTTGGTCTTCAGCCCCAACCGGAATTTCCTGCCCCTGTTCCTGTTGTCTTAATTGTTCTTGATACGTCAACGTTAAGGGATCTAGATAATAACACGGGGCTTTATGTGGTTGCGTATTCTATCGGGGCAACGTTTACAAACGCTAGCGTTCTTCAATCCAGGGATGGAATTATCTATGGGCCTGGGGCGGGGATATCTACTGAAGGCAACGTAGGGTTTTCGGAAAGCCGTTTAACCTGGGGAGGGTCTTTTTCATGAGTGTTGTATATTTAGATTGTTGTGGGGATGTATATTTAACGGCACAACTACCGAAGCGTTGGAACGTAGTTACAGGTTCCCCCGTTGTTACGCAGTTTGTAGGAAGGCGGGATACTTCGGGAATTACTTTGCCTTCGGCTTCAGATCGTTTAGAAAAAACTGTTCCTTCTTTGGCTACATATGTTGTAGGGATGGCGTTTAAATTAGATTCGCTAGTAGCTACAGATTTAATTACCCTTCGGGAAGGGGCTGTAGATCATATCATAGTAAGGGCAACAGCTACGGGGGCTATTGAAGTTTTAACAGCCCCTTCAGCCCAATTAGCTATTACGGCTGCGGGAATAATTTTTGCGGGGATCTATTCCTATATTGAAATTTTGGCAACCATCCATGATTCAACAGGCGTTATTGAAATGGATTTAAATGGGGTCAACCTATTAAATGAAACAGCGCAAGATACAAGGAACGGGGGAACCCTGGGAGAAATTGATAATATAGAAATTGAAGGTAGCACAGGAAATTTAACCATTGATGATTTCTACATTGTGGAAACTATCGGGGGAACAGCCCCGCAAAATACAAAGTTGGGGGATACCCGAATTGATGTAGTTCTTCCGCAAGCCGATGGAGTTACAAACGATTGGCCTGTTTTAAATCCCACAACCCCAACAACTCATTTTGATAAAGTGGAAGATGCAACCCCCGATGATGATTCAAGTTTTGTTGCTTCGGATGCTGTAGCAGATTTAGAATTGTTTGATTTTGTCGAACTTCCCGATCCTGGGGGAGTTTCCCCAATCTTCGGCGTTCAATTAGGAATGTATACAAGAAAAGAAAAATCCGCAGCCCGAAGCATTAAAGGAAAAACCCGTTCGGGGGGAACGAACTATTCAGGAACAACCCAACCTTTGTTATTAACTTATCAATATTTATTTCAAACTTGGGATGAAGATCCCGATACCGCAGCCGATTGGATTGAAGCAAATATCAACCTTGCCGAATTTGGAATTGAAATAGGATAGGGGGTTTACCATGTCTTTACTTTTCTTAGATGGTTGTGGGGAAGTTTACCCAACAGCCGATATCCATAAATTTTGGGATGATAGGGAAGGCGG